TTAGGAAGTCCCCCTTGCGCCCCGTGTGGAGGGGCTTACACTAGGGCATCTGGCGAGGGCAACCCGCCCCGCCCCGAACCAAGGAGACAAAAATGAAGTACGACCCAAACTACGGCGAGCATGCTTTCGCAGACGCTGAATGGAGCCGTGACCTGCAATGGCTGGAAGACATGGAACGGTACGATGCCGAGGAAGCCGAAGCCGAGGAGGCAATCGAAGCCGAGCGCGAGTTTGAAGCCAAGAAGATCCGCTGCTAATCGACACCCCAAACCAATCAAGGAGACTGAACAATGAACAAGTACCAAGTGAACTTTGACGGCTGGTATAGCCGCCACGACGAGCGCGTTGATAGCGCGACCCTGGCCGACCGCCCCGACATCGTTTCGCACTTGTGGCGCAAGTGGTTCAGCCCGGATCGCCGAGTGGAAGTCCGAGTGCGCCCCGCGAGCCACAACGCAAACTCGCTGGTCGCCCCCATCTCGATCTGGAAGGACGGAAAGATCGCGGGGTGGTCCCAATGCATCGACTCGGCGTTTTGCTGGGCTGGTCATGTCATGAAAGACATCGAGCGGGAGGGGCAAGTAGAAGCATGACCCCGGTGATGCACTAAGCCCACGACGCGCCTGACAGGCTCTCCGGCTTCGGCTGGGGAGCCTTTTCCCGTATGCTGGCCGCGTGTCTGCGGCAGAAGTCCTGACCCCGCGCTGGTACAAGCTACGCTACCACCGTGAGCAAGCGCGGCTCTGGAAGGCGACCACACGCTTCCGCGTGGTCCCTGCTGGCCGCCGTTCGGGCAAGACGGAACTCGCGAAACGGTACGGCGTCCGGGCCGCGTTGACCTACACGGCTTCAGCGAATGGGTGGTTCGTCTTTGGTGCGCCGACTCACGCTCAGGCGCGTCGCATCTTCTGGGATGACCTCAAGCTGCTCACGCCGAAATGGGCGTTGGCAAAGAGGCCAGCCGAGTCAGCCATGACGCTCACGCTCGTCAACGGGGCGCAGATCAGCGTCCTCGGCATGGACAGCCCGGAGCGCATCGAGGGCCGACCGCTCGATTGGGGCTGCTTCGACGAGTACGCGAACATGAAGAAGGGCGTGTGGACGGACAATGTTCGACCCGCTTTGTCCACGGTCGGGCGCGAGGGCGGCGCGTGGTTCATCGGCGTACCCGAAGGCCGGAATCACTACTACGAGCTTGCGCGGCAAGCCGGATTGAGCGAGTTCCCCGATTGGTCGCTGCATCATTGGACGGCAGCCGACATTCTCGACCCGAAGGAGATCGCGGCAGCGCGAGCCGAACTCGACCCGCTGACCTTCCAGCAGGAGTACGAAGGCAGCTTCCTGAACTTCGCGGGACGGGCCTACTACGCTTTCGATGCCTCGACCCATTGCGAGCCGTTCGGCTACCAGCCCGACCGTCCGCTGAACCTTTGCTTCGACTTCAATGTGTCTCCGGGCATCGCGGTTGCCGTGCAGGAGTTGAACTACCAGGGCGCGAGGAAGGATCTGGACGAGCGGCTGACGGTGGTGGTGGGCGAAGTTCACATCCCCAGGAACTCCAACACGCCAGCGGTCTGCCGCAAGCTGATCGAGATGTACGGCGACCACAAGCACGATGTCCTGGTTTACGGCGATGCCACGGGCGGCGCGGCTGGCACGGCGAAGGTGGCTGGCTCCGATTGGGACTTGATCCGGGCGCACCTGAAGCCCGTGTTTAAGGAGCGGCTGAAGTTCCGCGTCCCACGGGCCAACCCGAAGGAGCGCAGCCGAGTCAACGCCATGAACGCTCGCCTGAAGTCGGCTGATGGAACGATCAGAATGGTCGTGAACGCCAAGGCTGCCCCGGAGACGGTGCGCGACTTGGAAGGCGTGGTGGTGCTGGAAGGCGGCTCCGGCGAGATCGACAAAAAGGCCGACAAGGCCGCAACGCACCTCACCGATGCCCTGGGCTACTATGTTCAGGCGGTTCACCCGACGCAGAAGCGCGTCATTGTCACCAGCGCAATCTGATGGTCAACAACAACGCCCAACTCCCGTCCCCGCTGTCGTTCGGCGCGATGGCAACCAGCACCGATGACGCGGTAGACGCGCCCTGCATTGCCTGGAATGACATGGCCGCTCATTGGCCGCTGATCCTGGACTTGCTGGGCGGCACTCCCGCGATGCGAGCCGCAGGGAAGCGGTGGCTGCCCCAGGAAAGGGCGGAAAGCATGGTGCAGTACGCCGCTCGCCTGGACCGCTCGATCCTCTACGGCGCGTTCAAGGACACCGTGAAGCGGCTGTCGGGCAAGCCCTTCTCGCGGCCCGTGACGCTCGACCTTGATGCGGAGGAAGAGCCGGAGCTTCTGACCGCGCTGATGAAGAACGCCGACCTTCAGGGGCGCGGCATCACGCAGCTTGCGCGGGATGTCTACGAGGACGGCGTGACCTTCGGGCTTGGGCATATCCTTGTGGACTTCCCGGCCATCGGGCGCGAACTGACCCTGGCGGAAGAGCGAAGCATGGGGGTCCGCCCGTACATGACGCGCATCAGCCCTGTCGATTTGATCGGCTGGCGGCATGAGCCGGGAACGAACGGCGAGCGCAAGCTCATCGAGATCCGCTTCCGCGAGCGAGTGGTCGTGCCGGACGGCGAGTTCGGTCAGAAGGTGGCCTACCGCATCCGTGTCGTGCGCCCGAATGAGTGGCAGCTTTGGCAAGAGGATGACGAGGGCGACTTCAAGCTGGTCGAGGAAGGCGCGAACACGCTGGGCATAGTCCCGCTCGTCACCTTCTACGCCAACCGCACGGGCGACATGGAAGCGTTGCCGCCGCTTGAGGACTTGGCATGGCTGAACCTCGCGCATTGGCAGTCGCTTTCAGACCAGCGGAACATCCTCCGCTTCGCTCGCGTGGGCATTCTGTTCGGCAGCGGCTTCCAAGAGGAAGAGATCGAGCAAGGCATCACGATTGGCCCGACGCAGATGATCGCCAGCACGAACCCGGAGGCGCGGCTTCAGTATGTCGAGCATTCGGGGGCGGCGATCCAGTCAGGCGAGCGCGACCTGGAACAGCTTGAGGCCCGGATGGAGACGCTGGGCCTGACCCCGTTCATCGAGCGCACGGGCAACCAGACGGCCACGGGCCGCGTCCTGGACGAGTCCAAGTCGCAGTCGGCGGTGCAGACCTGGGTGCGCGACCTTGAGAACGCGCTTGAGCAAGCCATCCAAATCGCCGCTGGATGGCAGAAGGTCGAACTTCCTGAGTACGCGGTCAACATCTTCTCGGACTTCACGATCACGCAGTCCCGCGACGGTGACGCGAAGCTGCTGCTGGCGATGCGAGCGGCTGGCGAGATCAGCCACTCCACCTTCCTGAGCGAGATCAAGCGGCGCGGCATCCTGTCGGACGCGGTGGACGCTGCGGAGGAAGCTGACGCGCTGGGCGACGAGACGCTCGCCTCCGTCCGCGACCTGATCCCGCCGACCGACGAGCCGACCCAGGAGCCGGGAGACCAGCCGCAAGACGATGGCGGCGAATGACCAGCTTCAGGACGCGGCGATCCGCCATGCGATCTACCTTCTGCGGTTGAGCAATCACGAAACCCGCGAGGTGGTGCGGGTGATTGACCGGGAGATCCGTCCCGCGCTAGAGCGCGAGCTTCAACGGCTGGCCCGCCTCCCAAGCTCGTCGCCCTGGAGGTCGAAACGGTACACCGCACTTTTGCGGACGCTGGATGAGATCGTGGCAGAAGGCGTGAAGCAGATCCGCACGGGCCAGACTAGCACCATGCTCAACCTCGCCAAGCTGGAGGCGCAATGGCAAGCCAGCGCGTTGGGGAAGGCGGTCCCGCTCGATGTGAAATGGCTGGTCCCAGCACCCGGCATTCTGCGTCAAGCCGCCCTAGCCAAGCCCTACGGCGGGGCGTTGCTGAAGGACTGGTGGGCTGGCTTGGAGCGAGCGACCCGGACGAGCATCCGTCAGACCATCACGGCGGGGCTGGTTGCTGGCGATCCCGTGGACACGATCTCGCGGCGCGTTCTGGGCAACGCTGGGGACGCATTTAGGGGCGCGTCGAACATGGCGACGATGCGGCGGCAAGCGAAGGCGGTCGTTCGGACGAGCGTGAACGGCATTGCCAGCGGAGCGCGGGAAGAGCTTTACGCTGCGAACAAGGACATTATCAAGGCGGTTCGCTGGGTGTCGGTGCTGGACAACCGCACGACGGACATCTGCATGAGCCTGGACGGGCGCGAGTTCCCGGTGATGGAGGGGCCACGGCCCCCGGCGCACCACCAATGCCGCTCGACCGATGTGCCGGTCACGAAGTCGTGGAAGGAGCTTGGCATCAAGGGGGCCAGCGACAAGCGCGTGGGCGGTCGGGCGTTCCGCGATGTCCAGACGGGGCAGACGGGATTCAGCCCGAAGCAGATGACCTACGGACAATGGCTGAAGAAGCAGCCAGCAGCCGTGCAGAACGACATCCTGGGTCCGACGCGGGGCAAGCTATTCCGGGCTGGGAAGGTCAAGTTTGACCGCTTCTTCGATGACGGTCGGCGGCTGACGCTCGCGGAACTAGCAAAACGGGAAGGCCTTAGCATATGATGCGGCCATGCCTTTGAAAGCAATCCTCACTTCGCTGGACGGGATCGACCAAGCTTTGCACGACCTCTATCGTCAGGATGGCGAGCGATTCGTGCTGGATGTTGAACCCTCGGAGGGCTGGGCGTTGGAAGATGTCCACGGCCTGAAGAACGCCCTCCAATCGGAACGCGCTCGCGCTCGGCAGTTTGAGCAGATCGCCAAAAAGTTCGATGGCATGGATTCAGAGGCAGCTTCGGCTGCTCTGGAAGCCGTGGCGAACGGCGGTCTGAACTCGGACGATAAGTTCAAGAAGCGTTTGGAAGCCCGCGAGAAGGAGCTTCAGGATAAGTTCCAACGCGACCTGAAAGCCGCCGAAAGCCGCGCAAGCGGCCTGGAAGGCGAGCTTGAGAAGCAGTTGATCCACAACGCGACCGTGGAAGCCTTGCGGAAGCACGGGGGCAATGTTGACCTCCTGCTCCCTCATGTGAAATCGCAGACCCGTCTTGAAGAAGCGGGCAACGGGTGGCGCGTCGTGGTCGTGGGTGACAACGGCGAGCCTCGCGTTAGCATGAAGACGGGTTCCGTGGACAACATGACCATCGACGAGCTAGTCGAAGGTCTGCGGTCCAACGAAACCTTTGCGCCAGCGTTCAGCGGGTCGGGAGCCTCGGGAGGGGGTTCTGTCGGCTCGTCGGTGGGAAGCCGTGGTGGTGGTGGCGCACCCATTCGACTCAGCTACGAAGACGGCAAGAATCCTGCGAAGTACCAAGAGGCGAAGGCCCGCGCCGAAAAGGCCGGAGTCGCTTTTGAGGTCGAGCAGCATCCTGCCCATCGCTCGTAGACCCACCTAACGACCCAACAGGAACATAACAATGGCCGCAGCAGTAGGCTCTTCCGTTCTGGATGTTTACAACCCGATCTTCTACGCACAAGAAGCTCTGGTCTGGCTCCAGAACACTCTTGGCATTGCCAACACCGTTCACCGTGGCTTTGAGGCAGAACGCTCTCGCGGCCTGGGTGACACCATCTCCATTCGCCGCCCCGGAACTTTCGCGGTCGGTGACGCGCCGGATACCGCAGTCGGTCTTGATACCGAGTCGGTGGACATCACGCTTAACCAATGGAAAGAGGTCAAGTTCGCGCTGACCGACAAGGAGCTTGCCTACACGGGCGAGCGCATCATCCAGGAGCATATCGGCCCTGCCGCTTACGCTCTGGCGAACAACATCGACGCCGCCCTTTGGGCTTTGTACGCCGATGTGGGTGCGCGTACCGCGTGGGGCACGGCTTCGGCTGCGACCGAACTGGCCGCTGTCCGCAAGAAGATGTTCGACAACCAAGTTCCGATGAACATGGGCAACCTGTACTTCGGCATGGGTTCCACCATGGAGTCGGAACTGCTGGCGGACGCGATCTTCACGCAGCACCAGGGCGCGGGTGAACTAGGTGTCCAGACCGCCATCAGCGGTCGCATGGGTACGAAGTTCGGCATGGAACTCTATGCCGCGCAGAACTGCCCGTCGCACACTTCTGGCACGGCGACTGACCTCGCTGGCGAAATCGACAATGCGGGTGGTTACGCGAAGGGCGCAACCTCAATCGTGGTTGACGGCCTGACTAACGCGCAGACCTTCACGGCTGGTGATACTCTCACCATTCAAGGCGACACGACCGCTTATTCGATCACGGCAAACGCAACTGTTGCTGGTGGAGAAGCGACCTTTAGCATCTCGCCGCCGCTGCAAGTCGCTGCTGCCGATGATGCAGATGTAACGCTGGTCTCGGATGACGAGACTGAAGTGGGCCTCGCGTACCACCGCAACGCCTTCGCCCTGGCGATGGCTCCGCTGCCTGAGATCGGTAACGAACTCGGCGCACGGGTCGCGGTCGTGCAAGACCCGCAGACGGGCCTCGCGCTCCGTTCGCGTCTCTACTATGTCGGCAACTCGTCGCAAGTCCATGTGGCCCTTGACTGCCTCTACGGTGTCAAGACCCTGGATGCGCGTCTCGCCGTCCGCGTGGAGAACCCGTAATCCCCCTAGCCGCCTAGCGGCTTAAGATTCCCCAGCGGGGGGCAGCCTCGCGGTTGCCCTCCGTTTACCTTTCACGGAGAACGAGCGATGAAGTGGAGCGATGTTGTAAAGCAAGCTGCGGAGAAGCAGCAGCCGGAGCCGGAAGCGGTGATGGAAGAGGCCGTCGAGGATCTGCTGGAAGACGCAGATGACGCGGAGGCCGACCAGCCGGAGGCCGACTGATGGCTGCCACCTTCGTCGTGGAGACGGGCAGCGGATCGGCCACGGCTAACAGCTACCTGACGGTCGCGGAAGCGGATCAGTACGCGGAGGACTACTTCCGTGGCAAGACCGCGTGGACGAGCCTGTCGGACGCGCTGAAGCAGCAATATCTGCGCGAGGCCACGCAATCGGTGGACGCAATCTACGGCCCCCGCTGGCGCGGCTATCGGTGGTCTTCAACGCAAGCTCTCGATTGGCCCCGGCAAGCTGTCGTGACGAGCGAAGGCTGGGATGTCAACGCAGACGAGATCCCCGACGCGTTGAAGCGAGCGACGATGGAGTTCGCTTGGCGACACCTTCAGGGCGCAGACCTTCCCGACGCGGACGGAACGAGTGCGCTGATCCCTGACACCAACGAGGGGCAGAACCTCAAGGTCGAGGATGTCAGCGTCGGCTCGCTTCGCGAGCGGAAGGAATACTTTGGCACGAAGTCTTCGTCCAAGCGGTTCCGCAAGGTGGATCTGATCCTCCGCCGCTATCTCGTTCCCCTCGGCCAGATCGTGCGCGGATAATGGCGACCACCCTCGATGTGAACCTTCGTGCCGTCGCGCTGGACATCATTACGCGTTTCGGCAAGAACCTGACCTTCTACAACACGAAGGAAGGAACCTACGATCCCGACACCCGCGAAACGACTCCGGCTGCCGAGACAACGGAAGTCGTGAAGTGCAGCCCCCCGGAGTACGAGAAGCGGTACGAGCTTGGCGAGGTGGTGCGGACGGGCCGTGTTCGCATTCTGATCCCCGACCAGGACTTGCCCTCGGGCTTCTCTGATCGGCTTGACACAGGACAGCGCGTGGACTTCGACGGGACTTCTTGGCAGATCACGGACATCAACCGCGTCTACTCGGGCGACCAGATCGCCGTTTACGAGGTGCTGATGGCTCCGAGAGTGATGGGGGCGGCGTAATGGCGAAGGGCGTGGCGAACTACGCGGAGTTCAACGCAAAGGTCGGCGCGTTCGTGGCCGCGAACCCGGAGCGCGTGAAGGTCATCCAA